TGGGCCTGATTGTCCGCAACCCAGTCGAGCGATTCCGCTCGATGTGCGCCCATCGTCCAGAGCGAACGCTGGAGGAGCATCTCGACGCTCCGGTGTACGGCCCGCTGCCGCAAGGCAACTTTGCACGCTACTTCCGTTTTGAAGATCAGTTGAACGAAGCCGCCGAATGGCTGGGCCTGCCGACGCCACTGCCGCAAGAAGACGCTACTGACGAGGCCGACAAGCCGACGCTAACGCCGGAGCAGGAAGCCCGCGTGCGGGCAATCTACGCGGCCGACGTGGCCCTTTGGGAGTCGCTCCAGTGACCGACCACGAGACCATATCCGTCGCCCTGACATACGCGGCTCTCTCGCTTGTTGGCCCTGCCATGCTGACGCGACTCATGCAGTGGGCAGAGAGTGATGACGCGGCGAATCTGGCGGCTGAGATCGCAATGGTGGTCGAGGAGGTGGCGAGGTGAGCAGCACGCTACGCAACATTGCCGTCGCCTTGTCCTCTGGTTTGAGCGCCACGCACTTCACGACGTTGGACGCACAGCCAACCATCAATAGAAAGAACCTTGTCGCGGCTGACCTCAAGGATTTCGTAGATCCGGTGGTCATCATCCAGCCGGCGGAAACCAAGGTAGTTCGCGTCAGTCGGACGCATTCGCAAGTTGATTACATGCTGCATGTCTTCCTCGGGAGGCAAGTAGCGACAGAGTCGGACATTGATACGATGTTGGACTTTGCCGAGGAAATCGCGTTGCACATTCGAGCACACTCGTGGGGGCAAGTGGCGTTTCCAGCCGGCGTCACGTCGCCTATTGAGATTGATGTTGAGTACAACCCCGGCCAGGCGTTGTCCGAGCGTGGCGTGTGGCGAGCGATGATTATCGTTACTTACCGGACGTTTACGGCTGACTCGGTGCCTAGCCCGTGAGGTGATGTATGCCATCGATGCTTTCTGGCATGAGCCGTGCGTTTATTCGGCCAGGCATGATCGGCGGCAATCGCCGGGAGATGTCTGCGGACACGCTGGGGCGTCTCCAGCTGCGAGCGTCAATCAAAGGCAACTTCTTTGACAAGCCAAAAGTCGCTCGTCTGATTGGCAAGATGAACGCCAAAGTGTTGTCAAACCTTGGGCACAACATCAAGAACGCTGCCAAGGCTGGCATCGGTCGCGGAGCAGGCAAGATTACCAATGCGGCAAAAAGGCGAGCCGGCAGAGGAAAGCCGGTTGAGTTTGTCGGCGGGCTGTATCTAGACATCACGGCATATGGTTCTGGCACGCCCAGGCCAGCGGGGCAGCCCATTCGCTCGTGGGCACCTAGAAAATGGTTCTACAACGACATTGTTGACTTCTACGATCCCGCCCGTGGGACAGCCGTGATCGGCACGTACAAGACAAAGCCCTGGCTGGCACAGCTGCACCAGATGGGCGGAACGGTCAAAGAGACTGCGTGGCGTATTGGCGTGGGTGCGGCACGCAATGCGTATCTGCGGAAGCGTGGAAACGGCAGGCAGGGGCGAGACGAGAAAGGCCGATACACCAACGCTCTGCCGCAAAAGAACCAGTACGAATACGGTGCCATTCAATGGGTCACAAACAAAGGCGGCTTCCGCTACAGCCGCAACTGGGAGAAGACGAGCATCACCCGCATGGCTCGTTATCCAGCCCGCCCGTACATGGCAGGCTCCAAGCGTGTAGACGAAGCCGTCCGCAAGGCCAACGAGAAGTGGCGGAACATGCTGGCAAGAAACTAGCGACGGCATACCCGGTCTAGATTCATGCCGTCTGCCCATACCGTGAGCGAACCAGCCGCACCGCTGGCACTCGCACACGAGGGCACACATGCCAGTTTCCGCACCACCTTCCGTCACGATCACTCTAGGCAAAGACGTCGTCGTTACTGGAATTACGAACGCTCGTTCGGCCACAGTAACGAATTCTGCCAGCGACGTTGACGTGACCAAGTTTGGCGACACGTCCCGCAAGTTCCGCAAGGCGCTCATTGAGCAGACGATTGAGCTTGAGTGCGTTGACGCTCCAGGCGTCAGCATTGGCGGCACGTTCACGATTGGCGGTACGCAGACCGGAAACGCCACGTACATCGTCACGAACATCGCTCAAAGCCAGCCGCTTGACGGCATTATCACCTACACCGTTTCCGGCAGCCGCGCCGTTTCTGCCTAACACACACAGGGAATCAAACTCATGGCTATTGCTCTTGGCAAAGACGCAGCGTCTTCTCCTCCGTTTGGCACTGGCATCATCTCGGCGACCTATACCGAAGAGTGCGAAACCATTGACATCAGCAACCGCGCCAACATCGGCGGCTCTGCTGGTGCTCCTGGCCGCAAGGTCGCTCGGGCCGGTTTCGTAACAAAGACGTGGGAAATCGAATGCCACGACGCTACATCGCTTGTCACGTCGCTTGAAGCTGCCGGCAGCGGTTTTACGGTAATGAGCGTCACGGAGAACATCGGCATTGACGGTGCCGTGACGTTCAACGTGACCGCCAAGGAGTTCTGATGGCGATCACGCTGGGGAAGGACTGCACCATCATGCTTGATGGTGGCTACATCACCAGCGCTCGCAACGTGACGCTGACAGAGTCGGCTCGCACCATCGACGTCAATCCGTATGGCAGTCGGTACGCCAGCGTCTACAGCACGGGCTACGAGTGCTCCGTGTCTGTGGAACTGAACGACGCCGAAGACCTCGGCACTGCGTTTGAAAAGATGCACACGGGCGGCACGTTCACGGTCTTCGGTGGCGTCAGTGGCTTCTCGTTCGTGGCTGTGCTGACGGGCATTAGCGAGACAGATCCGATTGATGGCGTGGCGACGTTCACGCTTGAAGGAAAGATGACCGACCCGAGGCTTGTGAGGGAATAGGCATGCGTGAGTTCCGAGACGACCAAGGCAGACCGTGGCAGGTGGCGTTGACAGTCGCTTCTGCGCTGCGTGTCCGAGACAACGTCACGGTGGACGTCGTTGATGAGGACAACGGCGAGCGCAAGGCTGTGTCGTTTGACATGGTTGACGCTGCGAACATCTCGCAGACGTTCCAAGTTCTCCGAAGCCAATACGCCAAGATTGGCGAGATTCTTTATGCGTTGCTAACCAAGCAAGTCGAATCTAAGGGCTTGTCCAAGGAAGACTTCCTTGACGGCCTGCGGGGCGATTCGCTGGACGCTGCGACGAAAGCACTGGAAGGCGAACTTGTCGATTTTTTCCCGCAGCGCCTCCGCAAGATGATCGGGCTTCTCGCAACCAAGATGGACGAAGTACAAAACGAGATGCTGGGCAGAGCGGAGGCGGGGTTGGAGAAGGCGACGGTAGAGAGTCTGGCAGGAGCGTCTGGGATGCCGTCTGGGAAGCCGCAGGAATCCTCGGAGTCCATCCCGGCAAGTGGACAGTCCGACAGCTCTTCGCGGCTCGAGACAGCCGCCTAGAGCACGAGTGGTGGCATACCGCCAACCTCTTGGCACAGGCAGCAAATATAAACAGAGACAAGCACTCACCGAGAGTCGATCCGCGAAAACTCAACCCATACGCCAAGCAGCCCAAGCCGAGACAAGCCACGCCGGAAGATCTCGCTAGGCTGTTCGGCAAAGATTGGCAAAAGCACGTATGAGCGCTGGAGCAGTTCGTGCCGGTGGCGTGTTTGTCGAGATCGGTGCCGATCCCAGGAAGTTCTTCTCGGCACTGACCAAGGTCAACAAAAGCCTTGGCAACATGGGCCGCTCGCTCGCCTCGGGTGGCGGGCGTCTCGCAGCTGCTGGCATTGGAATGGCGGCACCAATTGCCGCTGCCGTGCGGCAGGGTGCGGCGTTTGAATCAACGCTGCTCAACATTCGGGCAAGCACTGGAGCGACTGCGGCGCAGATCGACCAGATCAAAGCGTCAGCAATGCAGATGAGTCAGGCTCTCGGCGTTGGGCCGACTGAGGCTGCCCAAGGCATGCTCGAGTTGCTGAAGGCTGGCATGTCGCTCGACAGCGTCCTTGGCGGTGCTGGGCAGACGGCCCTTGAGTTCGCCAAGGTCGGCGAGATGGACGTTGCCCAGGCGGCTGTGGTGATGTCTGACGCCATGAACGTGTTCAAGGTGTCGTCCGACGTCGCTGCCAATGCGTTGTCCTCGGCTGCTGACGCATCGAGTACGTCAATCGCTCAGATGTCTGAAGCGTTCTCAATGTCGTCTGCCGTTGCCGGCCTAGCCGGACAGAGTATTGAGGATTTGTCCGCGACGCTGGCGATCCTTGCTAACAACGGCGTAAAGGGCAGCGACGCAGGCACTAGCGTCAAGACGATGCTGATGCGTCTGATGGCACCTGCTGACGATGCCGTTGGTGCGTTGGATCAACTCGGGCTATCGGTCGCCTCGTTCCGTGGTGCTGACGGGCAGATGAAGCCGATGGTGGACATCATCGGCACTCTGACGCAGGCAATGGGCGGGCTTGACCAGACGGCGAAGGATGACATCTTCCGCCGTATCTTCGGCGCTGACGCCATTCGTGCCGCGTCGATTCTTGCGACGTCTGGCGTGGACGGATTTAACGGCATGAAGGACGCTATGAAGTCCGCACTGCCAGTCAGCGCAAAATACAAGATGATAATGAGCGGCCTTGCTGGCTCTGCTGCCAACGTCTTGGCTGCGTTGCAGCGTATGGCTATCGCCGTCTCTGACGCAGTGGCACCGGCTCTCGCCAGCGTTGTGCCGTTCATCACTGGGTTCATTGATGGGCTGACAAAACTGGCGACGGACAACAAGGAAGCGGTCGCAGCGTTTGCAAAGTTCGCTGTGGCTGCGGTCGCGGTCGGCAGTGCAATGGTCGGGCTTGGCATTTCGTTCCAAGTGACGTCGTTTGGGTTTGCTGGAATCGGCAAGGCAGCAAATCTTGCGATGATGCCTCTCTACGCTACCGCACGGTCCACGCTATTTGTTGCAAACTCGTTCAAAAACTGCACTGGTCAGCTTGGTGGATTGGCCGCAAAGGGTGTTGGCTCTGTCCTATCGTTTGCCACGCAGTCTGGCGTTGCTCTTGCGAAGGCTTCGGCCGGCTTCGGGACGCTTGCTGTTGATGCCGTGACAGCATCAGTGAAAGTGGCTGCGTCAATGACCGGAACGGCGCTCGTCGGCGTCTCGACGTTTGCGCGGTCTGCCTTGGCAATGATCGCAGGATACTCCGCAAAATCTACCGCACTCATTGCGGTGTCAGCCGCCAACGCTGGGTCAATGGCAACGGCTCAAGTCGCCGCGACTGTGTCTGTGGTTTCAGCGACAGTGGCTCGGGCAGCGGAAGGCAACATCCGTGCTGCCGCAATTGGCGTTCAAGCATTGGCTCGCCTGGGCGTGGCCGGCACCACCAACGCTCTAATCGCTGGCGCTCAGGTGGCAAGGCTGACATCAACTGGTTCAACTCAACTGCTGCGACTTGGCGTAAGTGGAAGCACGGCACTAGCAACTATTGGCAGCACTGCAATCTCTGTTGGTGCGAGCGCATCCGGTGCGTTGATCAAGGCCGGCACAACATCCGGCGGCTCTCTTGCGCGACTTGCGACAACCGGGACATCTGGGCTATTGCGAATCGGCAGCGCAGCTGTTGTCGCAAGCACGGTAACGATTGGCAGTCTGATCAAAGCTGCTGCTGTTGGCGTTGCCCAGGCTGGTGCGATGTCGCTTGCGTGGCTTGGCGGGTTGGCGAGGATGACTGCCGCGTCTGCCATATCTGGCGTCGCTATGGCTGCTGCGTTTCTTGCTCCTTTCGCCGCAATCGGCGCGGCAGTGATTGCGGCGGGAGCGTTGTTCTACGCATTCAAAGACCAGATTTTTTCCGCACTCGCTCCTGTTGGCGAGCTTGTAAACCAAGCAGCCGGCTATATCGCATCCGGCTTTTCTACCGCCGTCTCTGACGGCATCGTCGTCCTGGGCGACCTCGCCACGACAGCCACGACCACCTTCAACGGCGTCTACGAAGCCGTCGCCGCAGGCGACCTGTCAGGTGCGATGGACGTCCTCTGGGCTGGGCTTGTCGCTGGCTGGCTGCGTGGCACAGAAGCGTTGATGTCCTACGTTGACCCGTGGGTCGCAGCGTTCCAAGACGTGTTCACGGACATCGGCACAGGCATCTACATCGCGTGGGACAAGATTTACACCGACTCGGCGGCACTGCTCAACACGATGGGTGCCTTCATCATGGGCTTCTTCGACAACATCGCCAACGGCGTAATGGCGACTTTTGACAACCTCGTCGGTGCCATCCAGATCGCATGGACGAGGGTGCAGGGATTCATCACTGGCGCTCAAGACACAGAGCAACGTGTGCAGGCAATCAAGGATGAAAACGCTGCACGGGCAGAGCAGCGGATGCAGGAACGACCGGGCGTGAACGCTCGCGCGGACAAGGCGGCGGCAGAGAACGCACAGGCAGAAAAGGATCGCAAGGATCGCGAGCAAGCCATTAAGGATGACGCGCAGGCGACAAAGGACGCGCGGCAGGTTGCGAACCAGCAGCGAGCAGAAGACCGCCGTGCCGCTACGCAGGCGGCAGAGGGAAATCTTGCCAGCATTACGGCAGGGCAAGAAGAGGGACGAAGGGATGCAACCACAGCGGCAGAGCTTTTGAAGTCTCTCGGCTCGGCGTCATCGCTGGAAGAAATCACCAACATCGGTGCGAGCATGGACGCTCTAATCCAGCGCGGCAACGTGGGCAGCGAGATGGAATCAAAGCTGCTTGACGCCTATTACGCTGCCTTCTCTCGAGTCAACGTCGCCTCTGCGTCATCTTCGTCTTCCGAGAAGGCTGCGACAGCCGGTGCTGGTGCAGCTGGCGCTGACGCGGCAATGAGCAAGAGCGAGGTTGCCGGCACGTTTTCGTCGGTCAACCTCGGCGGCATGGGCTTCGGTTCGTCGCTCGCTGAACGCACAGCGAAGGCTGCGGAAGAGACGGCTAAGAACACACGGCACTTGGCTGACGAAGGGGCGGTGGCAGCGTAATGGCACTCACTTGGATTGAGGACGGCGACTCACGGCAGGCCACGATTGTCCGCAAGGGCAAGAAGGCGGCGTCCAACTACGTCGCGTCATACAAAGTCTTTGGCACGACTGACGACACGGTGTTGCATGCTGACATCAATGCCAAAGTCACGTCAAGCATGCAGTATTGGCAGTATCCCGGCGTCACGGGCATGCAGCTGCGTGCCGAGCAGTACAGCGTCAGCTACCTCGGCGACAACGCTTGGCAAGTCACGATCCAATACGAGAAGAACGGAGCGGAAGACGGCACGGACCCGCTCAAGCGTGCCAGGTCGTTTGACACGACAGGTGCGACGCAGCACATCACGCAGGCGTATTCGGTTGGCTCTGGAAGCAGTCTGGATTTTGAGTATCGCTTTCCATCGTCCGCAACAAACATGAGCGGAGCGATTGGTATGGATGGCAACGGCGTCAACGGAGTTGACGTTGTGACGCCTCAATTGCAGTGGCAGGAATCGTACGACGTTCCCAATGCCTATGTCACGAATTCGTGGATACGCGGTGTCGCTGGAGTGACTGGCACAACAAACAACGCATCGTTTCGGGGGTTTGAGGCTGGCGAAGTGTTGTTTGTGGGATGCAGCGGATCGCAGGAATGGGACGATCAGCGCGGACGAGGACCGTGGTCGCTTTCGTTTCGCTTCGTCGCATCTAAGAACGTCACCGGGCAGACCATCGGAAGCATTTCAGGAATTTCAAAGCGAGGTCACGACTACCTGTGGGTGCGATATGAAGATGCCGTGTCGGGCGGCACTTTGCTGAAGCAGCCCAAGGCTGTCTACGTGTCCAAGGTCTACAAAGACTCTGACTTCTCGCAACTCGGCATCGGGGTGACCTAATGCCTCGCCCAGACGGTCGCCTAGAGCCGGGCCAGCCGCTACGCGGTGCAATCTCTGCCCGTGCGTGGAATCGAGCGCAGGACGCTGCCGACCTGGTGCTAGGGGCACACGCTGGCACGGAAGGCTGTCCCGGCTCGCCGGTGCTTAAGCCGTATACGTGGGCGTACTGCCAGCCGTCTGTGACAGTGGCACGCTGGGGCGTGCTGGCAATCACTGGCGTGGCGATCACGCCTACGTCGTCGTCTGGCGGTGCTACGGCGTCTTTCGAGGAGATGCCGGTTCTGACGGGTGGAACGCCGAGTGCGACGACGACGGCCTGGTGCGTGGCAGTTGAGCCGATTGAGAGCGGCAAGGTTGGCAGGGTGGCGGTCGGTGGGGTTGTGCAGTGCAAGGCGACTGTCACAAACTCAACAGACAAGTACGTTACGTGCGACTCAGGCGGGCTAAAGACTGACGTCAAAGGCGAGGGACTCATTCTGTGGAAAGGCAACGGCTGGGCG